TTGTAAACGTTGCAGAACCGCCAGCACCAGCCGTGCCACTCACAACCCTTAGCGCCTTGTTATCGTGCGCCGTAGACTTAACCCAGCCGGTAGGCGCTGAAGTTTGCACAAACAGCATATTAGTGCCGCTAGGGAATGACTCTGGGATTGCCCCTGCTTGCAGTCCTGATGCGCTTACTTTGCCGCTTGCGTCAATAAAGTTTGCGTGTAACGCGAGATTAAATGCCTGAGTCATCTTATACCGCTCCTGTGCGTGCAAATGTTTGTTGCGTCATAATTATAGTGTTAACAAGTGGCGATGTGGTTAACGTATACGTGCCTGTAGCGGTTGTATAGTCTGTCCCTTCACGGTAAGACACGCCATTGCTGTAAAGGTTAAAGGCTAGACTGTTGTAGCTAAACGGGTAGATTGTTTGCCCAATAACGGTAAATGCGTCAATATTGACAGGTGTGCCATTGGCTACACCTAAGTTATTAACAGACCACGTTATTATTTCTAACGTGCCTGTAGTGTTATCAATAAAGGTAATGGTTTGCCCAGATACGTTGTAATCCTGAGCGGTTACTAATGTGCCATTCAAAAATAACAACTCTAGGCCATCAACTAAATAACCCGATGCTGTATAAGAGCCTTGGTTGCTTAGCGTGACGGTAGTGGTCGTAAATGATGCGTAGACGTCCGTACTTACATTTTCAGACTTGTAAGAAACTATTTGTATAACATCACCAGTTAATGCGCCTGTGCCTAGCGTAACTGTTCCTGTGCTACCGCCCGTGTCTGTATATTCAGTCGGAAACAATTTAAGACCATTCCTAAAAACCCAACATTGACCGCTAATGTAATCTGATCCACGAGTTACCGAAAATACAGTCTGTCCACTAGTCGCGGTGAAATATTGTTCTGAATAAAAGAATTCGTCAGGCTCTTCAAAACCTACCACGCGCCCGTAAATATCAATTGTTAAAGTAGCAACTGATGCCGTTCTTTGATAAGGCCCACCAAAGTCTAGGTATTGCTGCAAGGACGCAATCATGTTGCCATCGGTGTTATTCGTAATCTGTACTTGACCCGTGCCAACCGTAGTTGTTCCAGTCTTTGTTAATTGGCCTGTTCTTTGGTCAAGGTCAATAATATTAGTACCGTCAACTAATGCGCCCCAAGTAGATGGGTCGTATAACAGCACTTGGGTAGGTACAAATGCGCCTGTCCCAGCAGCGAACTCTGCAAAGCCTGTAGCGAAGCTAAACTTTCTGCCTGTGCGGTTTGAGTAAAGCAAAAATACTACTGATGCAAAATCTGGGCTTGCCTCGTACCATGTGTATTCGCTTGGTACGGTGCTTGGCGTTGTTGAATCTTGATTGCATAACCCATAATAATTTTGCGTAGTTTTTGTAAGACTAAAACCAGCACCTGCTAAATCTGTACCGTAAGCAATAGATAAGTATTTATCAACGTATTGAAACGTAGTGGGTCGCCATTGGAAAAGTATGCTTGCAGGGCTAAAGGCAGAGCTTGCCAAGCTGTTTACCATGCGCGAAAATATGTACCAGTTTCCTGCGGGTATATTGTTTAAAGTGATAACGGGTAATTGAAAATTATTAGACCAAGGTCTGCCACTTGATTGAACTTCACTTGTGCCAGCAAAATACATTTGTTCTTGTAGCGGGTTAGAAAACGCTGAGTACCAAACCTCTGCATATTGTGTGATGCCTGCTTGCGATGTAGTAACGCGAACGGTGAAATAAGGGTTTATTGCGGTTGGATAATTATTAATAATAAAAACTGCCGCAGAAGTCCCAAAAAAAGTAGGGTCTCCTAATCCAGTGTTGGGCGCTAACTGGAACGCCGTGATGCTCACATCGTCATATACAGTTGCATTATACTCACTCATATTTAACTGTACCGATATTGAACCGTCATCATTAAATGACTGAACAACTTTAAATATTCGGTACGGCTTGGCTACCCACCCATAATTTGCACTTGTAACAGTAACAATATCGCCAGCGTCAAGTTGAATGCCAACAAAGTTAACGCTTACTTGTACTTGTAAATCTTCACGACCTGCTTTTAACAATCGAGTTGCTAAATATTGAGCCGTGACGCTATTGTTAGTCAATGGCAAACTAACTGATACCTTGTTAATTGGCTCATTTGGATAGAGCAAAGCTGGATTAATCTGTGCTAAGTCAAAAGTAGAGGAATCGAACGCATCTTGATCGTCTTTGTTTGGAAATTTACATTCAACAATATTATAGGAAGATGCGATGTCTAAAGGAGTGATACTAATAGCCGATACCAGGTTGCTGTCATCAAGCGCCATCGCTACCGTGTAATCAGGACTTTGTACAATCACACCCCATTTTGCGGTTATTTCGTTGTACTTAATTAAGCAATCCGCGCACGATGCCATGTCTTGTAAATTAGCCATCACGTTTCGCTGTGTGTCTAATGTGCCGTTAAATTTGAACCTTGCTTGTATAGCAGGCAAACCATCGGAATTTGTGTAAACAAAAAACCCGTTTGAATACGTTGTTAGCGCATCAAGGCTTGCTGTATCTATTTGGCTTGCAGGAATAGCGCAACCGTAGCGAGTATTAATTAAGTAGTCGTTAAAACACGCGCCTGTATTATTACGGCTATTTGTTACTTGAAACTTAGTTGTTTGAATACCTGTGATATTTGCCGTTTGGCTATACGATAAGTGAAGTATCGCAAACGCACTATTTGTCATTAACTTTGATGAGTCCCAAGTATAGATAAGCCCAGCCGTTTGCATTACTTGTATTGCGGTTAGTGCTTGATTAACAGGGGTGTTTGAACCATTGCTGTATAAGTAAAATTCAATCTTGCCATTTACTGTGGTGTCAACTATGCCTGTTGATTCATCTAAAAGACTAGCGACTGTGTACCCGTTACCTTGAAACTGAACTAACTTACCGCCGAAGTATATTTTTCCAAATGTAATCGTATCGGCCGTTTGTCCCGCGTTAGTGTTGGTTACTTCGCAAATTGGTAAGACGTAATACAACTCTTGGTTGTTTGAGCTAATAGATAAGTCAGTAACAATACCACCAACAAATGCCTGCCCATAGACTACGGGCAACTTATTGTCCGTAGCAGGTCCGAGTTGTTGCCGACTGCCAGGGTTGGGGCTTGAACCTGATGTACTGTTATCAAACGATGGGTTGTTGGCAAATGCCTTGCTGATTACCATTGAAACAACCATATTAATGGCCATTGCAATTGCTATGTTCGTAGCGGTAGCAGCAAACGCAGCACTAGTTAAACCTACAACTATCATTGTCCCTACAGCATACGCCTGCACTGTAAATGTAAGTAAAAAAACCGTAAGCCAAAGTCTTAACATTATTGAATCCAGTTTTCGTCTAATTTAGAAAACCCAAACTTGCCGTATTTTACGTCTGGGCTAGTAACCATTTTGGCTATTGCAAACATGGCTATTCTGCCCTCTTGCTTTAATTGATTGCCGTAGTCTACATACTTTTTTAATAACCTATAGCCAACACTTGTGTTTCGTTTTTCTGGCACAACATACCACGCCAACTCTTGCATATATAAAGTCTTGTCACACCATATTGTAGGTGTAATCAAAGCCATGATTAAGCCTACGTTATCCTCAATAAATACTATGCCTGCCCCTGCCAATATTGTGTCCAGTAGTCGATTCCAATACGGCTCATTGTCTAGGGTGCGGTACTGCACAATGTCCGCTTCACCCCGAAACAATTTCATCATCTCAATTATTTGAGGCTTATCTTGTCGTGTGGCTTGTCTTATCATGAATTTGCAGTAGCACCTTTGCCGAATTGATAATTTATGTTTGTTATAAAGGAAACCCTGTTCATGCTTGTATCGCCCGGTGCAAAGAATTGCCAATTGTTATCGTTTGTAAATCTCCCTGCGGTACGGTTTTTTAAAATTAGTTGTATAGATGATGCTGCAACACTTACAACGCCAACAAATTGCCGCAATTCTTCAAACCATTCTTCGTTAATAGCAAATGAGTTAACGTAGCCATTAAAGAATTGGTACAAGCCACCTTGCCCGCCAGTTGTAATTAATGCGCCATCGGTGTTAAAAAACCCTTTCCATGCTTCTATTTGCGAGCCTTTAATTTGGTTTCCTAATACCCAGCCAAGCATAGCGGTGTCAATGCCGACAAGCGTAAACGTAGTTT